CTTGTTCAGTAGGACTAGCGTCATCTACCTCCACTATGAATCTTGCAGCTCTGGTAGCAAAATCCACTCCATCATCGGGAAGCCAAGCAAGCTCTCCTAAGTTATCATTGTCTTGAACAATAGTATGCGAACCAATTGTTGCGTTCCTACTTTTTATGAAATGAATATTGGTTTGTTTGTTATTCGCTGACCACCTACCAAGTATAATAGTTGAATCAGGGCCAGTAGTACCTAGCAACTGAAACTCAGATGTGTTTCTTCCAGTTATCTGTGCGGCGTAACCTATCACAATTGCAGTATCATTGGCCGTAAATATATCACTATTTATAGCAATACCCGCATCATCTGCTGTAAGAGAATCTAATCCAATATCTCCTACATTAGTAATATTTCCCTCAGAAGCATCGAATGAACCACCAGCAATAGCAGAAGCACCAACATCAATGGCTCCAAATCCTGATGTAATAGAACCTGAATTTAATGCACCAACAGTAGTAAGAGAGCTAGTTACCACAGTAGAACCAAGAGTAGTTTCATTGAGTACGTTTGAAGTATCAATGTGGTAAGCCATAGCATCAGCCAACTCTATTCCTCCATCATCAATAGTGGCAACAAGTGCTTCATCTATCTGAAATCTTAATTCTCCTTTATCTGCAGTACCACTAGCTACATTTGTCTCAAAAAGAACATAATCAAGAGTTTGTGCTCCAGAATCAAAGGTTGGAGTTATTGTCAATCGTTCTGCTGCAGCAGCTCCAAAAGCAAATACTGGATTACCATTATTGGTAGCATCATAAAGGGTAAGGTCATTATTATCAGAAAGAGTTGCAGTAGCAGAAGCAGCCTGCATTGTACTTCCTCCAGTTCCATTTGCTCTTAAGAGTGCATTATCTACTGAACCAGTAGAACCACCAATACTACCTGCTCCTGGTGCAGCCTCAAAGTTTACAGTTCCATCTGCTTGAATAGTAAGTACATCACCATCTGAAGCTGATCCACCATCAACAATTTCCATTACTCCAGAAGAAGCTCCTGCCAAAACATCTCCAGTGCTAATAGAAGAAATATCTAGTTCAATACCTCCTGCTTCATGTCGAAGAAGACCAGCTGATGTAGAAACCTGAATACCAGAACTTCCAAGAGTAAGAGTACCATCTATATCTACATTAAAAGAATCATCAATAACAACACCGCTAGTATTTTGAATTTTAGTTCCTCCAGTACCATTCCATCGTACTACAGCATTATCAGTCGAAGAACCTGGCCCTTCAATATCTGAACCCGTAATACCATCAATTTGAGTTTGAAGTCCCAATGCCAACTTACGAAATGGCTCCATTGTATACATTTCGATATTTTCTTGGAGACTTGAAGGTCTGGCAAGACCTTTCAAACTAAGCACTTCTTTTTCAGAAAAAATAGGTTTTTTAGTCTTAAAATCAAGAAAAGTATTAGAAAGTGAATCCACCTTCTCTCCCATATCCTTTGTGATTCCTTCGTAAGAACTGTGTAGAGAAGCTACACTATCATAAAGACTTTCAATTCCTCCTAAAAATCCTGGGAAATCAGACTCTTTTGGCTCATAAGCAGGAGGAACATAGGGTAACATTTCAGATACAATATCTCGCACATGGATTTTAGTAAGAGCATCTTTCTTAATAACGTCAATTTCAAATGCAAAACTATCTTTCAATTCTGAAATAGCTTTTTCTGTAGCTCCTACCTTTAAGAGAAACTCCTCTTTTAGGCGTTGCATTTCCTGCCAGGTTTCTTTTCTAAAGGCTTTCTTTTCAGATTCGGGAAGTTTAACATTAACCTTCATTCCAAAAATAGTCTTCATCTCTCCCTCATCTTCAGCTTTTTCAGAACCTGCAATATATTCTAGCTCCTCATAATCAGCTACAGTAAAACCTCTAGTTTCAAGGGCCTTTCTTTTTAACTCATCAAGTCCAAATAGAAATTCAGCAGAAGTAATATCAAGTCCTAATTTTCCAGCATCATTTTCTGCAACTCTTAAGAGTGTTTCTATCTGCTTTTGAATAGTTTTGAATTGTCGTATGGTCATAGATATTGTCTCCAAGCTCTCATTTTAGCTGGTCTTATTTGTCTTCTTGTTTCGGCCGCTCTACTTGAATACATATTCCTGATTCCTCTTTCCATTCTATCTCGTATATCCATTAGAGTTCTTCTTACTTGAGGATCTCTTGTAAAGTCAAGAGCTGCAGAAGCAGATAATATTCTGTGGAATTGAGGAGCAAATCCAGGAGTTCTTTGTGTTGCTGTAGTAAATAAAGTTACATCTCTATCTACTCTCATCTCAAGACCATTACTAAGAGTTACATATGCAGAAGAAGGAGATGGATACAAAGTTATTTGAGAACCTTCCAAGTCATAGAAAAGAGGCAATCCTGGAGATGGAAAGCGTTCTGAAAGAGCTACATTTACATCTGCATAATCTAATGATTTTAACTTGTGCATAGTTGAAGTATTATCTTTAACCTCAACTCTCAATATTTTTTGTGCAGTAGTTGGAATATAATAGCTTGCTGAACTATGCCCCAATGTCAATATTGCTGTTGGAGAACCTGTAGCATTTGAATCATCATAGTTCCAACTATCATCGATTTCCCAAATCATTCTTGAAACGTCTTGATATGCGATATTAAGATTCCTTGTAATGTCTTGAACAGAATACGAAGCTGTAGTACCAGCTCCAGCTAAATACAGAGTATCTGCAATTAAAGAATTAGATAAAGCATTAGAAGATGCAGTAGGATTAAATAACATTGTTTATAAATTTAACCATCTTTTATTTTCTGATTGTATCGACCATCTAACTGTTTTGCCCAAACTATCATCTATGGAAAAAGTAGGAATCCAACCTATTTTTTTTAGTTTCTTTCCAGATAATGCATAGCGAGAATCATGCCCTGGTCTTGTTCTATGAAAATCAACCCACTCAATCTTACTTTCTTCCAAGGGTTTCATAGTAATTGCTATAGAAATTCTATTAGCAATATCTAACACATCCTTTTCTTCACCAACTATATTATAAGATTCTCCCATGACACCAATACTTGTCAAATAGATTAAGCCATTACAAACTTCTCTGGCATGAATCCAACATCTTGAAGAACATTTCCCTCCTTTTATTCCATGTAAAACTATCTTTTCTCCAGTTAAAACTTTATTTATTGTCATTGGAATAAACTTCTCTGGATGTTGTCTTTCTCCATAAATATTCATGGAGTGAACCATAACAATGGGCATTTGAAATGACTTAAAGAAAGCATACTCCATACACCATTGTCCTCCTTTTGAAGCTGAATAAGGATTAGAAGGATTAAACTTAAAATCTTCTGAGTGATATATTCCTTCTGCAGCTGGCCCAAATACTTCATCTGTATTAAACCCAATATACTTTTGTAAATTAGGCTGTTTTTCCCTTAAATACTGAAGTAAATTTGTAACAGAAACAACGTTATAAGCAAACGGAATAGGATCATTGATACTATTTTCTACATGAGATTCAGCTGCAACGTGCCATACATAATCTATGTTCCCTATCATTTTATGTATTGTTTCTGAAATAGGGGAATTCAAATTATGCCATACAAACTTAACTCTATGCTTTTCATTGTCCCACAAAGAGATGTTAGTTAATCTATTAAGATTGCCAGCATATGTAAGAGCATCAAGAATAACAATATCCCAATCTGTTTGTTTCAATACTCCCTCGACTAAATGATGTCCTACAAATCCACAACCTCCTGTTAATAATAAAGTTTGTTTTTTCATAATTCTTCTTTACTCTTTTGTTGCAACCATATTCTTTTTTTTAATTCTGTTGATGAATAAAGTTTTTCTTTCTCTTCTCCATGTAAAGTTATATTAAGAAGTTTACAACCTGCTAACTTTGCTGATTTCTTTTCCTCCTCTTCAAAGCCATCTCCTGAAGCAAGATAATTTACATGATACCTAAATAAATTCATAGAGCAATTAAGATTTATTTGAGGTACTACCTTTTCTACTCCCTTAATACTATCTAAAATCTCTTTTCTTTCCAAATAAGTCATTACTGGATTTTTGTACCCTTCTAATGCTTTTTTCGTTAAAAGACCTATTATTACTGTTCCTCTTTGTGCACAAAATTGTATAGCTTTAACATGCCCAGGAGTTATTACATCTGCAGTCATTGGTAAATAAATTACCCCCATAACGCTTTCTTTACCGTTTCTAACGATAATACTCTTGGTGTGTTAGTCGCCCTTTTTTCTTTCATAGCTTCTCTTGCCACAAAATCTATATCATATTTTATTTGTATATCACCTTTTATTCTCTTTATTATCCTCCTTACTACTCTTGCTTCTATGAGCTTAAAATCAAAATATTCAATAAAGAAAGGCAATGTATGAGCACAAGCAATCCCATGAGGAATCTCATATCTTGTGGTTAAAGCATATGAGATAGCATGACAAATTGAAGTTCCAGCTATATTTATAGCTCTACCAGAATAATTAGCAGCTTGTAGCATTCTTAATCTTAAATACTCATTGTTTGGATTATCATATGAATCTATAAGATTCTTTGAAGCTAATCGTATTGCCTTCTTTGACCAATATCTGCTATCATTTGTAGCTTTTTTTGCCCAATATGACTCAATTCCTTGTGAAAGTGCATCTAAACCGCTTGCTGCTGTATGTAAGGCATCTAGTCCAACAACCCTGGAAGCATCTAAAATATAGTTATTTGGTATAAGTCTTTCATCTGATAAACTTACTTTCTTTCCATCCTTAACAAATACTGCAAACTTTGTAACCTCACTTCCTGTTCCAGCTGTAGTAGGTATAGCTGTATGCGGAACGTCTAGCTTAAATGCTACATACTTTCCTACATCTATAGTAGAACCTCCTCCAATTGACTCTATTTCAGTACAATTTACTTTCTTTGCCTCTAAAAGAATCTGATCTGCAAATTCAATGGTTGGATTAGAAGGAACCTCATTATATCTTATCGTGAATTTCATTGACCTTTACTACCTCACACAAAGGTTTAATATACTTTTCTATCTCCCTAAAATTAGTTAATTGTCCTCCCGTACTTTCATGTCTCCCATTATCCATAACTATAATATGTAGGTTTTGTTGATTGTACTTCTTGATTGTTGCCAAAGAGCCTAATTTCATCAATAATGCTCCATCTCCTATCAAAACATATACTTGTTTCTTGGTTTTTAAGGCAAAACCTAGTCCTACCCCTAGGACACATCCCATTGCTCCCTTAACAAGTATCTTATTTTTATGTGGAATTTCAGCTAAATCATAAGAGATAGTCCCAAGAGAGCCTATAATTACTGCTCTTTTATTCTTACTTAATAAGTTTGAAAGAAATCTTTTTTGAGTCATATTTCAAAGATTTTAGTATTTTGGGAAGTAAATATGTTGCTACTTTATGTTGAGGTTCCTTTCTGCCATAGCTTACTACTATATTCATCTTTATGTCATAGGGGATTACAAAGGAAGTAATAGGATTTAGAGCATTCAAGAATCCGTCTGCATTCATAAAAGCAGTAGCTCTTTCTTTTGTTGCATAATAAAGTCCTGCACAAATCCCAATGGCTTCTCCTTCATCTGAAGAAATCATATATTCTTTCCCCTTCAACCAGATATTTAACTTCTTGTCTGGCACTCCTACATAAATCATCAATGTCCAAGTAATTCAAATATCTCTTCTACATCTGCTATATCTACATCTTTTTGGCTAGAATATAGTTTCATTGCAGCAAAAGAAGCTCTCATCATCTGATTTGCATATACTATGATTGAAAAAGGATTATCCTTAGGCAAAGTATATGTACTTGGTATTGCCATTAAAGGAAGAGTAAACATCTTTCTAAATCTTTTGGCAAACTCCATAACTTCACTAGCATCTATCTTTTGCTTTGAATGAATAAGAATAACATCAGCATTTGCTTCAACGTAAGCTACAGCTCGTATAAGTGCTTCTTCCATAGATCGTTTAGCTATCAAGCTCTCCAAACGTGCAATTACCTTCATTTCTCCTGAGTTTTTCTTTGCCAAGAGTATCTTTTCTGTAAATATATCTACATCTTCTAACTGATGCTTTCCATCACTCAATAAACTATTTTGTTTGGGATACTTTTTATCCTCAATAACTACAGCATAAACTCCAGCATCTCTAAATGCTCTAATAAAGTGAGGTATATGTTCTAGGTTTCCTCCAGTATCTATATCAACAAGGATAGGTTTTTTGGCTACCTTTCTTATTTCATGTACCAAATCTAGTCTTTCATTTAATGTAACTAACTCATTATCAGGCAATCCTTTTGAGGTTGATTGAGTAAGAGAAGATACCCAAATGGCATCAAACTTTGATTTCTCAACTAATAAGGCACTCAACCCATTATGTGCTTCTAAGGCAATTATTTTTTCCATTGAACTACTTGATTTTTTTTCTCTACATCTTTTATCATTTCTATTTGTTCTGGGTGAGCCTCAAAGAAAGTTTTGCTATGATCTCTCTTCATAGGGTCTTTCCAATCCTCATAAGAAAACTTTAGATAATCCTCAATAGGACTGGGAGTTAAGTATTCTTTCTTTCCTATACTTACCTTATCTAGCTTCTTATAGAACTTTGTTGGGGTAGCTATTAGCTTCAGTGCTCCCAGTTTTGGCGTACACACATATTCTTCTTTATGAATCTTACACATCTCCTTATTAAAAAAGAATATAGTAAATTTGATATTCTTTTCACAAACAATAACGCCACTATCCATATCTCCATTATATCCCATTTCAGCTGGTTCCATTCTCCCAAAGACATTAAACCCTATTGATTGTGGCTTAAATCCTAAATCATAAAGCATCCAACCTATTGACTTTCTCGTTTTTAAGTCTAAAGGCTCAATACAGCCAATATCAATATCATCATCCCCAGGAAGCCACATACCATCTCTATACCAGCCAAGTAAGGCTCCATATCCTACAAAGAAATGAGCTTTATGCTTATCAAAGACCTGCTGTACTATTTCTAAATCTTCTATTCTTTTATCCATTGAAAAATACTTTATCGTTTATTGCTTTATCATCTACTAGAATTTCGAATGGTTCCTTTGTAAACAGTATCTTATGATACTTTACTCCCCATTTCTTGAATTGTTCTTCAGTCAGCTTACGCCAATTTATCTTAGTTTTCTTACCTCGCCCAGTATAGAAAACTATTGTATGTCCATCATCATAAAGATTATTAACCTTTTGTATTCTTTTCTTAAATGGTTTTGCTTTTTCATATTCTCCTTTCTCGTCAGAACATATAACTCCATCTATGTCAAAATAATACATCATGAAATATCCTGTTCTCTTTGGCGAGCAAACTTGACTATATCTTTTAACTCATAAGGCTCACAGCTTCCTTCTTGATTGTATCCTGGGAGTTGTTTACTTAATGTAAAGTGTTTTTCTAGGATGGTTGCTCCCCTTCTTAATGCTTCTTTAGCCCAACCAGTTCCTATTGTATGATCAGAGAATCCAGTATACCCATTAGAATTAAACTTTTTTGGGAACTTATCTCTATCTATTTTTGCTGGATAATCGCTAACACAGTATAAATATTCAGCATTTTTTATCTTTGGAAATCCTTGTTCTTTCCATTTTCCCAATGAGGCTATTATAGGTTTACCTGTAAGTTCTATTCTTTTAATAAGTTTAGAATCATAAATACTTCTACTAGCTATCTTGTATCTTTTTACTCCTATATTTTCTAGCCAATCTACCCTATCTGCAGAAAATACAGATGCAAACAATTCTATTCCTATTTCCTTTGCTGTTTCTTTAAGCTCTAATAAGTTTTCTTTAGATAATTCTGCTGCCCATAACTCAAAATATCTACTCTGATATGGCTTTTTAATAGTATTCACATCATAAAGTTGAAATTTAACCAAATCAGCTCCACATTCTTTTGCTTCCAATATCATATCCTTAGCAATTTTCATGCTGCCATTAAAGTTATGCCCTATTTCTGCTATAATTCTAATTTTATTATTATTCATAAATAGATTGGGGCCTCTCCTCCTTTGAGGCCCCTTAATCTTAAACTAACTTCTCTCTATAGCGAAGCATACTTTCTACTTTATCATCGCCATATTGAAGTCGTGTTCCTACCACGCCATCAGTAAACTTACGAAGATATAACCTCATTGCAGATAAATTTGAGGAATATCCCCATACTATGACGTTAATCTCATCTTGTAATTGAGAGTTTTCTTCCTTCATCCATTCAACTATTTTAAGAAAACTTTTCTCAATGAGTAAAGGTGCTAAATTTTGTCCTCGATGATTTACATCAATTGCTATCTGCTCTAGCTCGAGGACTGGTTGTGCCCTATTGAATCCTCCATGTACCTGCCATCCCACAAACCCTATAACTTGTTCTAAGGTGAAACTTTCTGTCCACCGTATAATAGCTACATAATACTGATACATGGGAAATGCCCTAAACCAGCAATTTGACCATTCCTTAGAACTACTTATAGAACCCCCGTGTCCCTTGAAAGCCTCAGCTCCCAATTTTGCTATGGTATCCAAATCTTTTTCGACTGCTTCTCTCACATATATTTCCATCAGACACCTCCTCCTTTTTATTTTTCGACTTTTTTATTTCAATGTAGTCATTCTTTTTAATGCTCTATTGAAATCTCTTTTATTGTGTATATCTACACTTTCATCAACTAATAATACTTCTGGATTTGGTTTATACGGATCACCATAATTCTCTAATCTTTCCTTTGAAATAGCCCAAATTGAACCATAAATAGGGAAAGTCTGAGAATGATAGTCTTTTTTTGACTCAACTGGATGACAAGTCATAAGCTCTTTACATCCAGAAAACATAATATCTCTCGTTATTTCTAATAATCCTGTTTCCATAGTAGGAGAACACGCTTGTATTGCAACTATTACATTAGGACTTTCCATAAACTCCAAGGCATGCTGATAAACTGGGATATTAGGCACTTCTCCACAAAGATTACCTGGTCTTTTTATTGTTTTTGCACCATATCTTCTTGCTATCTTTAGAATCTCATCTGAATCAGAACTTATGTATACTTCTCCAAATACTCCTCTACATTTTCGTAGATTCCATACAAACATTGGCTTTCCAAGAAAGTCCAATAGGTTCTTATTAGTTAATCGTTTGCTTTGGCTTTTTGCCAGTATCAAGGATGATATTTTCATTTTTCAAATCATTTAACATCTTATATGTATAATCCCAACCTATTCCTGACATAATACATAAAGTGATTATATCTCTTTTTCCATCCATTAAATACATCAAATAATCCAAACTTCTATTGAATTCCTTATTAAATGTCTGTAATTTATACTTGCTTCTCATCAATGGCCCCTTAAAGTTTCGTTCTGGAATATAGTTATTTTCCATTACCTCAATCAGTTTTATAATAAAATCTTGAGTTTCTGTGAGTTTTTCTTCACTAATAATATCTGGAGTATCAAGAGATGTATGATATTCACTATATGGTAAACGTGAAATCATCAATCCTGGTATTCCTATTTTTGGATCGTTACAAGTATATTCATCAGAACCTTGTATAAATCTAAATTGTCCTCTCCTATAATTCTTTCCTAATGATTGCAAAGCAAGATGTGTAGCCCAATTAAGTTTATCGTCTTCATTAAAGGATTTTTGGACAAGCAAACTATTTTCGTTACCTACAGCATCTAAAGCAAGAACAAAATCAACCTTTGATATATCCTGTGTTAAAAAGTAAGCTACAGAACCAATAGTCTCAGGACAAAAGATTATCTTAATAGTATGATCAAACTTATCCTTTAGCTTTGGAATTAAATCCATTAAACAAGCAACTCCAGAAAGATTGTCATTTGCCTGAAAAGGATGGTCTAAATGAGCAATGAGCACTATTTCTCTCTCTGATTTACCCACAATGGTATGCTCTGCTATCTTCATTACCCCATCTTGATACCTTGCATCTACAAAAACCTCATATTCCTTACCATCAAACTTATCTAATCCCTTCCTTGATATACAAAAACCCCAATCTTTCTCATAGAACTTATACTTATAAGGTACAGCTTCCCATTGCTTTTGTGGCATACCCTTCATCTTTGTACTTTCACCCTTTTTTTCCTCTAATTCAAAATCTTCATTATCTGTGGTAAATAAGTGCTTTTTTAGCTCTTTTTGCTCTAATTTACCCTTAAAAGGAAGAGAACCTACAACAAGACATAATGGATTCTTCTTGTAATCCAATACTTTTTTGCCTTTATACTTTACCCAAGCATCTGTTACTACCCATTCTTGGGGAACATCCCACGTTTCTAGTTTTGTGCCAGAAGGAAACTCCAAGATATTAAAAGGCAATAACATCTTCAGATATTCCAAAGCATTATCGTAACCTTCTCCTAAAAGACAACGATTGAATTTATACAGGTCTTTAATGATTTCCTTCATTTTGATCTCTATAACTTATCTATAATACTACACATCTCTTTTAGTGGGTCTTTAATATCTGTTCCCCCCTCCTCAATGCAAACAATTTCTCTTTCTTTCTTCAATTCTTGTGGAGATTTTAATTGTTGTTCTATTACTAAGATAAGGTTTTTGAAGTTTGCTACTTTACTAGCTTCAGAGATTATTCTGCGATATGAATAGTATTTTTCATCCCCTCCAAAGGTTTTTGGATACCATTCCTCCATAATCACTACTGGAATATCCAGATATTGTGCCATAAGTTCAAAGGTACTTTCAGATATTCCTACAACTAAATCTGCAGTTGAAAGAACATCAGCACAAATCTCTAAATGGTTTTCATGATTTCTATTTGAGATTACAGGATTCTTATAGAGTTTCTCATCATGCCCTTCTATTAGTTTGGTAGTTATCTTTACTCCTTTTAGTTTATTAAGAATCGATGCAACCTTTCTATTCTCTGAAATCTCTCTATCCCAATGTTCTGGACAAAATACTACGTTTATTCCTTCATGTTTTTTTCTTCCTTTTAAGTGAGAGAATATGCTTGTCCCTGTAATCTCAATCTTATCTTCAGGATGTCCTACTTTAACAAGTGCATTCTTATCTCGAATTCCCCATACAAGAAGTTTATCTGCCGTGATAGGTTCATTTATTGGAGGAAAATACCTACTTGTTCCCTTCCTACCATGTTGAGCTACTATAACTGGTTTCTTTAAAGTTCTTGCATAATTTACTATTCCTCTTTCCAGCGAAGTGGTATCTCCCCACATAACTATCACATCTGCTTCTTCAATTGTTCCTACAAGGTTTAAGTTTGACTTTTTATCTTCCCAAGAATGTTTTTTTGTATCTTTCTCTAAATCTGACAGAATCCTATTGTGATTAACAATAAAGATATTCTTCATTACTTCTTTTGCATCAAGATAGGAAGTCCCCCAGGTCTTTGAGCAGCTAATTCCCACTCTAAAGCCATCTTGTCCAAAGAACGATTATCTTTTACCCACTTTTGTTGTTTTGCAAGTAGACTTCCTCGGAATTTCTTATCAACAATAAGTCTCTCCAACTTCTTATACCAATCTTTGTAAGTATTCTTTGCACAATAATTCACCTCTTTTGAATAAGGCAAAATATCAGAAGCTAAGGTTACTGTTCCAACAGCTGCGTATTCATAGAACTTAATACAAGATTTGCCCTTATTGAAGTCACAATCGTACAAAGGAGCTAAACCAATGTCCAAGTCTGCATCTTGTAGTTTATATGGATGAAGTTCTGGAGGATAAAAGGGAATATGAACCAAGTCTAATCCTTTGATTTTCTCGTACCAGTCAAGTGCTGATTGTAAGTATGGAGCTTTTTCAGGCTGTAATCCCTGATAAAGAATACGAGAATACTTATACATCTCCCCCTCTAACGGACTTCCTGTCATTCCATAGAGTACAAATAAGAAAGAGTGCTTTTTTTGCAAATCTCCAATGACATCTCCAATAATAGCCAAATCTTTCCAGTGAGAAGCTGCTCCAGCATATCCAATAATCAACTGATCGTGCTGTCTTCTGCGTTCCTGGTAGAAGTCATAGTATATTGCATTTGGGCAGATAAAGACTTTCTTTCCTTTAACGAGTTTTTGTATTTTAGTCTTTAGAACTTCACTTGGGGTAATAACAGCATCACATTCCCTAATAAAGTCCTCGTATTGATCTTTGTATGCGTTGGAAACTAAAGAAGAGGGATTGTCTGGATTGACTGACCAAAAGTCATCATCAATGTCATACAACACCCTCTTCCCCATATTTTTCCACTCTCTTAATAATTCAAGAGGATTAGAACCTGGATGATAAGTTCTCCCAAAAATAACAGTATCAGGATATTCTAACAGGTCTTTTGGTGTAATTCCGCCAACAGACATAAACTTTACACCATGTCCTCTTGCCTGAAGTCCAATTGAAGGAAGATGATTTCTGTGAAACCAAATTCCAGATTCCCAAGAATAAGGAGAATCAAGTACAAAAAGGATTTTCATAATTTTTCAAGATATTCAATGAATAATTCCTGCTCCTTTATTGCCTGTTGCTTTTCCAGCAACTCATTTCTCCTTCCCTGTTGTCCTTCCAGGATTCTCTTGGTAATCCAAGACTCCATAATATGATCTACTTCAAGTACATATTTGTACTTTTTAAGTAAATCATTTATAGCTTTCCTTTTTCTTCTATCTTGATTAAAGATATTAGCTTTTCTTATGTAATTTTTAAAGATTTTCATAAACTGCATTTGCCTGAATGGCATTCTGGACTTAGCTCTTGCAGAATGCCTACAAAAGCTAAGTATCCAGGCAAATCTTAGTAGTAACTAGATTGCACTGCGACGTTTAGTCCTCTCTTCCTATTTCTTGTGAACACAGCTGAACCATAGACTGTCCAGGTAATGAAGTTCGCACCAAGCATATCATCTTTTTTGCGAATTTCCAATGCTGGTCGTCTTTGCAACACCACATCAATCATACCCTTTCTTCCAAAGTAGATTGACTTACAAGATGTTGCCGATACAGCTCCACCAGTAATCGTGGGAGATATTGCAGAACATTTGCCTGAAGGCAAGTTGTTTGAAATATACACTTGAAATCCCATGAAATCACCAGTGTAACCATTTCTCAAGGTAGCGTCAGCAAGGTTGTATCCTACAGATGTGGCCTTTCCTTCAATATAGAAAGCAATCTGTGGTGTAACAACTGCAGCCCAGTCTCCCATTTCTTCTACATTATTCTGCCTCAACAGTTTTCTGGCGTTTCCAAAAATCTGAATGATAGCAGCAGAACCTGCTGAAATAGGTCTGTGTGCTGTTCCCCCTTGAAGTGTTCCTGCATCAGCCTGATAGTTAGTGAACCCGTCTGCTCCCGTAAGATTCTTAAATACATCAGTGTCAATTGCATTTGACAATTGGAACGCTGCATCTTCAGCCAATGGTCGCATTTGAGCAACATTTGTCTGAAGAGACTCTACATCATCAACATAGAAGGTAGAGTGTTTGTATGCGGATACTACGAGGCTATCAAATTTCCAATCAAGGTTTGTTGCAGACAAGGAAGTTCCAGGTGTGTATGTCTGTGCTGAGAGGCTTGCAAAATATGGCACATGAATTGTGTCCGCAAACTTCAAAGTATCAGACAACTGGGTGTTTCCAATGTCCAACGCAACCAATGATTTGTAAAGGTTCTTTTGAACTACCGAAGACCAAAGTTCAGGAGTGATGGCACTAACGTCGTTACTTACGACTTGGGTCATTGAATTAGCTCTCTCAACTAAACTTACTTATCTTTGGAATAATCTTTCATTATTCCAGTTTCAATTAAGAACTTTTCTTCTTCTTCAGAACTCATCTGCCCTGAGCTAAAGCGTGCTACTTTTGCTTTAGGTGAAGAAGTATCTATTCCTTGCTTAGTCGAGGGAGAAGTAACTTTTTCTCTTTCGACCTTTCTCTTATGAGCTTGCTGCCAAAGAGCGAAATCTTCGTCTTTGCGAGCATCCTCTATAGAAACATCTTTCAACCTTGACTCCTGGATTAAACGTGTCCTTTCGTCAGCATCTAATCCTTCAAATGTTGCAAGCGTTCTTGACATATCTTCTGGGTCTAATACAGAAGATGAATATTGCGAAGTCTTAGAAACTTTGTCCAACTTTTCTTCCGTTTTCTTCAAACGAGCATAAAGCTGTTCATTTTGTTTCCTTACCTCCTCTAGTTCTCTTTGAGAAACTGCAGGTTCTGTAGAGGTTTCCTGCACCTCTTCGGAAGTTTCTTCCTCGCTTAGCGAGGCAGAGGTTTCTTCCTCCTCTGGATTTTGAGTGGTTTCCTCCACATTTTCGTTTGCCATATTTTTTAAGAGTGTTATGAACTCAACGTGTTTTAAGGGGTTACGCTTCCCCCAACCTTTATCTATATTCGTTCTTTCCTACATCTTCTTCTGACTTACTTTTACGAGTAAGAAATTTGAATATTACATCCAATGTATCAACTGCTTTTGATCTTGCGGAGGCATCTTCAAAAGATGTTATCCCCTTAACCGTATCTAACTTCTTTGTTTCTTCTGCTATGTATTCAAGTAATGGTTCGCAAAATGCAGACTTTGCCAATTGTTCTAATTTGTCTTGCTGCTCTTTCTTCATAAAATCTGTTCAGCTACTCCTCCAACTGCTTCTGGCGTAATTGCAGCTGGTGCTGAAACTCCACCTCCTCCTCTCTGCGGTGTTGGTAGCATTGGAGTAGGCATACTTGCTGTTCCTTCAGTAAGACTTTCTATTGATGGAGGCTTAACATCAGGCTCAAAATCACTTGGGTTTATACCTCCAGCTTCAAGCCACTGGTAAAAGAACTTCTTTTTCGTTGGGTCTACAAGTAATGTTGGGTCTACTGTAATTGCTTGCAGTGCTGCAAACATAGTCTGAGCTTGAACTGCAATATCTCTGTACTGTCCTGTAATCACAATATCCAACTTGTATTTCAGTCCTTTATAGAATCCTGCTGGAATTTTAATCAACTTTTCTTTTCCTTGTTTAGCTCTTTCACCTATTGTAGCTTTCAAGATATCAAAGAGTTCTCTTGTTGGAAGTTTCTTATTATTAAGCATATAGCTAAATAGTTCATCAATAGCTAACTGACTTACTATCATAGAATTTATACTATCTAAGTCATCTCCAACAATTCTCAAAAGATGTTCTCTCGAATTCTCCTCTGCAAAACTAGGAAGTACAGCTCCATACAAGAATTCTTTTACTTCCAAAGCAATATTTTCTCTTATATGCTCAAAGTATGCTCCTGTCATTGCAGCTGCTATCCTAGCTGAACCCAAAGGTGTTCCAGCTGGCAATCTCTGTCCTGAAACAACTTCATATCTGAAAGTCAGATCATCTGAGTTGCTCATCCATTTTTGAGTTTCCTGAGTAAAGAATGCAAGGTTTCTATCTGGCATTGCAATCTGAGTAATAGGACTATCTGGATTCAATACATCACCATCCTTCAAATCAGACTTTAGGTTTTTGTTTATACCCTCATCTGCAGTTTGGAATAATCTAGCAGCGTTCCAGTAAGAAGCCTTAGCTTGTAAGTTTGCAATTTCGTTTTGCCTCACCTGTGGGTCAAACAATACTTCAACTACACCAACTCCTAGCCATCTTCCAGGCATTTTCTCCATGTGAAACTCCCAATATGGATGGTCTTTTACATCAACTTCCTCTAAAACAAAACCAGGATGAACTTGGGTATTGTAGACTAATTGTGATTGTTGGTCTTTTTCGTTTTTTCCTACATCAGCTAATACCAATCTCTTATAAGTTCTTGTCTTATTTCCATCCTCATCTTGATCTTCAATATCTCCATACCTCTCATATACTGCAATATAAGGAGCTTTGGTTTTGAAGTGCTCTTCTAAAACTTCATCTACACTCTCCCACTTCATTTCTTCTGCTATTTTCCTAAATTCTATTGGAGTATAGAGATGACGTTCAATAATGTAGTTTGCACAATCTAATGAATCTGCTGATTGATCTACAATAAAGTTTCTCAAATCAATAAACTCTGGCTTATTGCCAACCATCTTAATAACAACAGAACCAAATATAGGAAGTTCCTCAAAAATGCGGTTCAAAACCTTTCCAAACTGCTGTTCTTTCATCCAATACTTCAAATCCCTCTCAAAAAACCATGTTTGTAAAGGACTACCTCCAGAAGCAGTTAAGATACGAATATCTTTAGGATCAAAGTCAATACCTTTTGTTGTCACCTTACAAGGGTTTCTAACAATGTTGTAAAAGTATTTCTTATCGCCATCAGCATCAGTATCTCCGTTTTCAAACTTTGAGTTATAATATCTATAAATTCTGTTGATGGTTTGTTTTTGATTAAAAGAAAAACCCTCAACAATAAGGATGTCTTTTGTTTCAAAATCAGCCCTCTCTTGATTTATGAATTCTCTTCTTGTCATTTCTTTGCTGCGGTAGGTTTCTTTTCTGTCTTTACATATCCAGCGTATGATTTTCCACCGACCCAACAGATATTCATATACTTATCCTTTTTAAGAGACATCTTCCTGACTCTTCCACCTTTTGCTACGCAATCATCAAATGCTTTTGGCATATTCTTTTATTTATCTTTTTATCTGTATTGAAATACCCTTTTTCTATGAGGTATTGACCTTTGTGCTGTTATTGCTTGTCTTCTAATCTTTCCTGCTAAAGTCCATAATGCTAATCCGAGAGAAACTACACAATCATCATGATAACCTTCTGGTGCTCCATAAACAATATTCCCAGCTGCAGTTAATCTATATCCATAACTTTCAAGCTCATCTATTAAAACCTGTTCTGGTGGTATTGTTACATTATTTTCCTGTAGGAATGATGAGATTTTCTCTACTAACTTCTCTTTTGTACCTTGTTTTAACAAATCCTTTGATATGGTTCCTACTGCCTTGAAAGGATGTACTGTTAATCCTGCTGCTATAAGTTCATCTGACATTTGTGCCCCAACATTCATAGCATCAATAGTTATGGAACATTTATAATTTGTAGCTGCATTGATTATCCTCTCTTTTTGCAAGGTATAGGGAATACCAGTAAATCGATCCCAGAAAACTACATTATGGGTACTCTTATCTACTATCGTTATTACTGTAAAGTCTCCAAACTTTGCCAAATCCAATCCCATTGAGTATCTATGACCAGGCTTTGGTTCTTCATAACAGTCTGCCACACGATTCCTTATATTCCTGAATACCGCTGCAGCATCAGCCAAAAAAGTAGCCTCATACTCTTGTTGAAAAATATCCCGAGGTAACTTCTTTTCAGCTCTATCCCATTCTTCTTGAGGAAAATGAGGATTCTCTCTACTTGTAAAGTGGAAAGAAGCACCATCACTATCTTCTTTTGTCTGAAGATACCTTTGATGAAACCAATTGGTTCCAAAAGGAGTAGAGATAGCTATACTCTTTCCCCTACGAGAAGATAATCTTGCTGCAATAAACCTATTATAGATGTCAGATTTCATCCTAGAAGCCTCATCTAATATAACTAGATCCAATTCCTCTCCCATAAGGGAAGATTCATTCTCTGCTGACTTACATTCAATCCATGAATTCCATTCTTTTATTTCCAATCTCGGAAATGGCCTATTCTGCAATCCTTTTAATAGATGCTTATCATACTTCCCAGCAAAATCTATAACATAATCAAAGATTTTTTTTGCCATGTCGTAAGATAAGCTAACTATCCATATTCTCTGGTTATCTGCTAAAAGCTGTTTGAAAGCAAGATAACCTGCCAATTGAGATTTACCCCATCTAACCCCTGCTGCTATTGTAACATCTCTCTTATTTTCCTTTAAAACGAGCTTCTGACCTTCATGTGGATTCCACTCAAGAACTTCACATAATCTTTTGTCTGATATTTTTGCCATTAAACATACCTTCCATATAATCTCCTCTTTTCCTTTTCACTCATCTTCTTAACTTTCTTTTCAGCAAATGTCCTAACATTCTTCTCTTTCATTCTTGGACTTTCTCTATGCTTTTCTTCATGTATTATAGTATCGATAATATCTCCGTAGGAGTTTTTCTTTTTGGATTTATTTACTCTAATAACCTTCTTTTTGTAATCAATATCTCCAAAATCCCGCATGTTATTATCCTTTATCCTAGTCCATACCATAACTGTCTTTTTTACTCTTAGCTTATCTGGGGAGTATATTACATATTATACCATATATTTGACTTGGATTCCTCCCCCCCCCTCTTCTATACATACATACATATTATACCTCTAATGTGTAGGAGTTATTGTGTATAAAGTATCTTTTTTTGTAGTTTTTACCGGACTTTGATTCCTTTCTGTCTATTTCCTTGTGTGTGCAAGAGATATGATGGTTATAGCCCATATAATAGGTATATACCCTTACATACTGCTAGACTCTTTGTTTCTTTACCTATACATATAATAGGCGATTACTTCTTTCTACTTCTTTTCCTCTTGTGGCGTTTCTTTTGCCCCACTTGTCTCTTTCCTTTCTTTCTTTTTGCGTAATTCATCAAGTATTCTCTTCTTTGAATATCCTACAATAATAGTTCCATCTATATCCAATACCGGCGTTGATAATGACTGGCTCTTTTGTAGTGCAATTTCAAGGGCGTTCTGTGATTCTGCGACATTCTCTTCAATGAATGGAGCATTTTGGGCTATGAGTAAATCTTTTGTGCTGATACACGCTCGGCAATTATCCTTAGTGTATAAAATTATCATTGTCTATGGTTCAATAAGCACCTCTCTTTTCTTGCTCAATTCCAGGTCAATTTGTTCTTTTGGATATCTTTGTTTTAGTTTTAGGATCTCAACTCCTGCCTGGAGCTTGGCTCTCAAGTCGTTATCTCCCAGCGCTATCTTGTAGAACTCATCAACAATTTTGCTGTCATCAATAAGAGCCAAGCGTTTTTCAAACTCTCGCTGAACATTAAGTTTGGTTAAGTTCTGTGAAGCTATTACCCGAGCAGTCCCTTCCAGTTGTTTGCCTCCTTTACTTCCCAAATCATAGACAAGGCGGACAGCCTTTGTGGGGTTTAGGGTTTTTATAGTTTCTTCTACAAAGACTTTCTGTTTTGGCGTCAATCTTCTCATATTGTTTCATTGTTTATCGTATGCTTACAAGTGTCAAGTGGTTTATGTGCTTTTGCGCCTTGCGAATCACCCTATTGACAGGGTATATGGGTATGTTAAGGTTATGGTATGTATGGGGGAATAGAACAGATTACCGCTTAAAGGTCAAAGATAATAACCAAACATAAATGAATATATGCAAAAAGAAAAGTGGTTGAAGCGCCTTGCAGAGATTGAAGCAGAACATACAGAAGCAAAAGACAATATATGGATATCTACAAACGAATTAGTATCTATGGTGGAATGGGCAAAAGACATCTTTGAAGAAAGGTTGAGATAATAACACTAATAGAATAATACAATGACAGAAAATACCAGAGATATTGCGAGGTTAGGCTATCGTGAAATTGACCAACTAGGAGATATGCTCAAAGAGTATGCAAAGGCAGAGTTTCAAAGTAATGAGGACAAGGAGGCGTGGAATCCAGACGAGATAGCGTGGGAATATAACCCCACATCTGATAATCTTTTTCTAGTAAATGCAGATTATCAAGTTTTAATGCTCAATGACAACGGAAAGCTAGAAAGTTTCTTGAATTGTGGGAATTGTGGGAACGAGGGTTTAAGAGCAGAGGTTGAGTTTTCAGACGATTTTACTTGTAAAGATTGTAAAACAAAACAATGACAAACACAAAACCAAAAGAGATAACCGAAAAAGAGTGGGAAGAAATAGTGGCGCTTGATGTAGTGCGTGAATCGTGGGGCTTGGAGCAAGAGGACACCGCAAAAGAGTTTTCAGAAAGGGTTTTTGGCGCAAGGTTTGATTTTGTTTCGGGAAGCCCCGGATATTGTGGAGATATGTTTGTGCTTTATGGCGATACCATTGACGAGCCAATGACGCTTTACCGATACGAGCCAAAAGGTCAATTATTGGTGCTATAAAATAACCACAAAACAAAATGAGAAC